AAAACTGGTACAAAAACAATTCGTATATTACCAGCAACCAATGGGGGAACACCTTTCGTTGAAATGCATGCACATAAAGTATTAGTAGATGGTGAATGGAAAACTTACCCTTGTTTGAAACACGAAAAAGGTGAAGACTGTCCTTTCTGCGAAGCTAGAGCTGCATTACAAGCGACTGGAAAAGATTCTGACAAAGAGTTAGCTAAAAAATTTAACGCACGTTTAATGTATGTTGTTAAAGTTATCGACAGAGACAACGAAGCAGATGGTGTTAAATTCTGGAGATTTAACCACGATTTCCGTAAAGAAGGAGTTTACGACAAAATCTTTGCAGCATGGAGTGCTTTGAAAAAAGACATTACAGACCCAGAGACTGGTCGTGACTTAGTAATCACACTTAACAGAAATCAAAATGACGTTCCAGTAGTATCTGGTATCCAAGCTTTGGACTCAAGTCCGCTGTCAGAAAACGCAGCACAAATGGCTGAATGGTCTTCTGACGAAAGAACATGGGAAGACGTATATTCTGTTAGAAATTACGACTACTTGTATTTAATCGTAAAAGGTGAAACACCAGTATGGGACAAAGACGAAAAACGTTGGGTTGCTAAAGACGCTGCTAAAGCTGACGAGAACGCAAAATTAGAGTCTGAATTAACTATGGGTGTGGAAAACGTAAAATCTACTATGAAAGCAGCTGAACCAGTTGCTAAAGAAGTTAGCGTTACCTCTGATGAAGACGAAGACGATTTGCCCTTTTAGAACGGTAAAATAATTCTACCTTTTTAAACTTTCTAGATATTAAACTGGTAAACAAACAAAAAGAGCTGAGAAATTGGCTCTTTTTTGTTCTAAAATAACAATTTTATAAATAAAACAAAAAAATGAGTAAAAAACCAGAAAAGAAACCAATCGAAAAAAAACCATTTAGTAATAAGTCTGTCAAAGCCGCGTTAGGATTAGGCAAACAAAACGTTAAAGAAAAAGAAATGAGTTGGATTCCTTTCAAAAAAGCTTTTCATGATGCTGTTGGATTGCCTGGAGTTCCGAGAGGTTACACCTCTCAATTTAGAGGGTTCTCCGATGTAGGTAAATCAACGAGTATCTATGAAACTATTGCTGGTGCACAACTACTAGGTGATTACATTGTAATATTTGACACCGAAGGTAGTTTTAACTGGGAACACGCTAGATTAGTAGGTTTCAAATATGAAGAAACTGTAGACGAGGAAACTGGTCTTATCAACTACGAAGGCGAAGATTTTATTTATCTAGGTGGTCAAGATTTAGTAGATATGTATGCGAATTTCGACTACAAATCTGGTAAAATGACACAATCACCTCAAAGATTTATCCCAGTTGTTGAGGATATTGCTAGAGCCATGAATGAATTGATGGACCAACAAGCAAGAGGTGAACTAAACATGAACATCACGTTTGTATGGGATTCAATTGGTTCAATTGGATGTTACGAAGGCGCTGTATCAAACACAAACAACAACCAATGGACAGCTGGTGCATTGAAAAGAAGCTTTGAAAGTATTCTTAACTTTAGAATTCCAGCGTCAAGAAGAGAGACATCACCGTTCATTAACACATTTGTTACTGTACAAAAGATTTGGTTAAGACCAAACGCTGTTGGACAACCAACTGTAATGCACAATGGTGGTGAAGGATTCAAATATGGTGTTAGATTGATTTTCCACATGGGAGGTATGTCAACATCATCAGCTAAAAAATTGGAAGCGGTTAACTCTGGTAGAAATTACCAATTCGGTGTTATGACTGACATAAAATGTGTTAAAAATCACGTTAACGGAATAGAACAATTGGGTTCTATTTGTTCTACACCACACGGATTTGTTAATCCAGCTGAAAAGAACGATTATGTTAAATCTCAAAAAGATTTCATAAACGAAAAGTTAGGTACTACTTTTGAAGATTTCGCAGTTAAAGAAATTGAACTAGAATCAGATGCCTACGAAAAACAATAGTATTAACCTTTAAAAAGTTCATAATGAACAAAAGACCACCAAGAACTGGTGAAATAGTTAAAAAAACACAAAATACTCTATTGGTTGACGGAAACGCCCTGTTTAAAACAGGGTTTTTCGGAGCCAAAGACTCCTACAACATTCACGGCCAACACATAGGTGGTTTATTTCAATTCATGACAACACTTAGAATGTTGTTAACTGAAGATTTATACCATAGAGTCTATGTATTTTGGGATGGAAATTTTAGCGGTAAACTAAGATATGAAATTTATCATCCATATAAGAGCGATAGAGGCAAAGATTACATCAATGGGACACATCCTATCGATGAATCCGAATTATCGCAAAGAGAGCGCGCTTATGAGTATCTAAACGAGTTATATGTTAGACAATTAAAACACGAAATAATAGAAAGTGATGATTTTATTGCTTATTACTGCCTAAACAAAAAAGAAAACGAGAAAATAACCATTTGTACGAACGATAGTGATATGGCTCAATTGATTGACGACAATGTTAGAATTTATTTTTTAAATTTCAAACAATATGTTGATAAATCCAATTTTTCTTCGTATTTTTGTTATTATTACGAAAATGCTGCGTTGGTCAAATTAATGACTGGTGATACGGCTGATAGTATAAAAGGTATTCGAGGGGTAGGAACCAAAACATTGGTAAATCTATTTCCAGAATTGAGTGAAAGAAAAGTAAGTTTAACCGAAATTTTAGAAAAAGCAGAACAACTACAAGAACAAAGAAAAACAAAAAAACAGAAACCGCTTGTCGCACTAGACAACATTATTAACCGAGTAACTGATGGAGTTCAAGGAGAAAACATCTACGAAATCAACTACGCTCTGGTTAATCTAAAACAACCCATGATGACCGAAGACGGTATCGAGGAATTACATAATCTAATGGAAGGCACGTTACACGAACCAGTTAGAGATATCCAAAAAGTATTCAAATACATAAACGAGGATGGGTTAAGAATAACTATTGGTGAAAGCAGATATGAAGATTATCTAACACCATTTAAACAACTAAAACAAAGAGAAAATTTAATATTTTAAAAAAATGAGTGAATACATTAAAAATGAAGAATTGAGATTTCAATTCGTACTTTACATTAACGAAAACATTATATGTCAACGTTACTTCAACATCTATGATTTTAATGAAGATTCATTAAAATCTATAGAATTAAAAGACCTTATGAACGCTATAACTGGTGTAAATAATGGTGATTACAGTTCTCAAGGTATCATACCAAGACACTTGAAGAGAAAATCAATAACCTATTTATGGGATACTTACAATCCTTATTTCTTACAAAACGAAGATTCGGCTAGAAATGGTTCTGACAAGAAAGACAATTTCCAATTCGAAATTAAAGTGGATGAACGTACTGTAGCTAAATCTGAATTCAGTGGAAATCTGTTTCAACCAAAAATTAGATATGCGGTTGATGTTAGAGAAATAATTCCAGAGATTATGAGTGAAATTAGACAATATTTAAGTTTAAAAAAATACACGATTGACAGTAAAACAGAGGTTTGGGAAAAATCTCAAAAAGATTTTTTGATAAAGTAGTAGTTGATACTACTTTATCATATTTATTAATAACAAAGTTTTTAAAAATAAGATAAGGGTAAAAATGATTAGAGTAGACACGAGCGATTTTTCATATTTAGGGGATACGTATCAGATTAAGCTGATAGCGCAAATACTTAGCGATAGAAAATTTGCTAATTCAATTTTGGACATTGTAAGTCCAAACTATTTTAAAGACCCAGCTCTAAAAACTATTGTAGCAGCTATTAAAGATGCTAAAACTATTGATGAAGTTAACCTAGATATACCAAGTTTAGAAATTAGATTATATGATGGAATTAAATCAGATATGGTTCTTAAACAAATTGGTAGACAACTTAGAAAAATAGAAGAAAGTGATTTAAACGATTCTTTAAAAATACAAGAAATCGCTATGAATTTTTGTAAGTACAAAGAAGTTAAGAAAACAATCGAAGAGATTTCTAAAATCATTGATAGAGGTGATATCAATGATTATCACGAATGTGAGTCAAAGCTTCGTAAAGCTTTGGAACACGGTGATATGAAAGATGATGGTATGGATATCTTTGACAACATTAAAGACGTTCTTATAGACGATTTCAGAAAACCAATCCCAACTGGTATTAAAGGGTTAGATGAAATTATGGATGGTGGTTTATCAAAAACAGAATTAGGTGTTATATTAGCACCGTTTGGTGTTGGTAAGACAACCATGATGACAAAATTAGCCAATACAGCGGTTAACATGGGTTATAAAGTTTTACAAATCTTTTTTGAAGACAACCCTAAGGTAATTCAAAGAAAACATTTATCTTGTTGGTCAAACCACGACTTGAATAGTTTGTCTTTACACAAAGAAGAGATTTATGAAATGGCGGCCAAAATGGATGCTGAAATCAAAGCTAAAAAAGGTGGGTTAAAACTTAAAAAGTTTTCAAGTGATGGTACAACTATGCCAGTGATTAGACAATACATCAGAAAATTAACAGCACAAGGTTTTAAACCAGATATGGTGTTGTTGGACTATATTGATTGTGTTGAACCATCAAGAAAATTTGATGATATAAACGCTGGAGAAGGTAGTGTAATGAGACAGTACGAAAGTTTGTTGTCAGAGCTAGATATCGCTGGTTGGACCGCAGTACAAGGTAATAGAACATCTATTGGTGCTGACGTAGTACATGCTAATCAAATGGGTGGTTCTATTAAAAAAGGGCAAATTGGTCACTTTATTGTGTCAATCGCCAAAACACTAGACCAAAAAGAGGACGGAACAGCGACTATGGCTATTCTTAAATCTCGTTTTGGTAAAGATGGTGTTGTTTTTACAGATATCAGATTTGATAACGCTAGTATTCAAATTGATATGGGGGATAGCAAAGGAGCTAGAACCAATAGTGAACACAAACAAGACAAAGCAGAATTTAGTCAAAAAAGAATTAATGAGGTTATGGGTGCTCGAACTAATATATTGAGTACGGATATGCTTAATTCAATAAAATTAACAGAAGAATAACAAATAAAAAAATTAACAAAATGTATTTAAAAGACAGTACACTAAAAAAAAGGTATTCCATTTTCCCAGTCATACATAATGACTTGTGGCAAATGTATAAAAAAGCCGAAGCCCAAACATGGGTTGCGGAAGAAATAGATTTAAGTAAGGATGATTTTGATGGGTTGAAAGATGCTGAAAAAATTTATCTAAAAAATATTTTAGCATTTTTTGCTATATCAGATGGTTTGGTTATTGATAACTTAGCAACAAACTTCTTAAATGAAGTTGAATTATTAGAAGCACAATACTTCTATGGACATCAAACATTTATCGAACAAGTTCATGCGAATGGTTATTCTTTATTGATTGAAACATACATAAAAAACCTTATCGAAAGAGATGAATTATTTAATTCCATGGAAAACAACCAAGCGGTTGCTAAAAAAGCTTCATGGGCTGAAGATTGGATTCATCACCCATCTTTTGGTCACAGACTTGTGGCTTTTGCTTGTGTTGAAGGGATTTCATTTGCTAGTGTATTCTCTGGTGTGTTTTGGTTTAGAAGCAAGAATAAAATGCCTGGATTGGGTGGTATGAATGAATTAATCCTTAGAGATGAAACATTCCATTATGAGTTTGCACTTAACTTATACAAAAATTATTTGAAAGATGATTATAAACTTTCAAAAGAAGAATTAAGAAATATCATCTTAGGGTGTTATGAAATTGAAAAGGTTTTTGTTGAAGACAGCATGCCAGATGGTTTACAAGGTATGACCAAAGATGATATGGTTCGTTATGTACAATACGTAACAGATATCGTTCTTAACGATTTTGGTTGTGATTTAGAATTCAACGTAACAAACCCGTTGGATTACATGGCCAGAATTGGTTTATCGGCAAAAAACAATTTCTTTGAGAAAAGAGATGGTGAATACACAAGAGTTGAAATACCTACAACTACTGATGGTATGTTTGATGAAGACTTCTAATTAAAATATAAATATGAAAATACAAAAAAGAGACAAATCGACACAGGCTTTTACGCCTAACAAAATTTTAACGAGAATCAAAACACAAGCCAAAGGGTTGAAAATTGATTCTGACGTTTTGTTCCAAGAGGTTATTCCATTGATTACGGATAACATCACAACAACTGAAATCGACGAGATTATCGCTTTCAAAGCTGCTGATAAAATTATACAACACCCAGACTATTCATTGCTGGGTGGTCGTATTTTATTAAGTCGCCAATCAAAATTAATAGGTAAAGAATTACAACCAGTAGATTTAACCTACGACTTCTTTGCCGCTACAACTTTTTTGAGTAAATACTCAATGAGAGATGAAAAGAAAACTCCATTAGAATTACCTTCATGTATGTACGAAAGAGTAGCTATGCATTTACATGAAGATAATGAAGCTGACAGAGAAGAATTATTAGAAGAATTAAAATCTAAAAGAGGTAACTTTGCCACACCTACGTATACAAACGCTGGTATACCTAAAAGAAACGGTATGATTAGCTGTAACCTTACACACTTAGAAGATGATTCATTT